AGAGGAGCTGTAAAAGATGAATAGAGAAATCTTTTTTATTGCAAAGAGAAAAGATGATGGTGAATGGGTGGAAGGATATTATGTTTATTGCAGGAAACGCCACTATATTCTTCCGATACTAAATAAAGAAATAGGTTTTGATGAAAGAGAAGATAAATGGATTGAAATTGATTCCGGCACCCTCTGCCAATCCACAGGACTTAAGGACAAGAACGGTCGGAAGATTTGGGAGAATGATATTTGCGATAGAAAAGAAAAATATCCGGAAATCGTAACATACAATAAAGGAGATTGGCAGTTAGATTACAGCTATGCGTTCGGAAAAGAAATGCATTCTAATGCTTGCAATCTTGGCTTTTATGTATGTGAAAGGAACTGTGTTAAAGTAGTTGGAAACATTTTTGATAATCTGGAGTTGTTGGAGGTGGAGTGATGTCAAGTCCAAAAGGTTTTATTTTATATCGAATTTGGTATGGGAATTGTCTGGCGTATGTTGGAAGAACCAAGCAACCATTACAAGCTAGGATTAGAGGACATATGTTCTCTAAACCAATGCACAGAGCGATAGATATCCATAACGTGACAAAGATTGAATATACAGAATTTAATACCGAAGCGGATATGAATCTATACGAAATATATTACATAAATCTATGGAAACCACCTTTAAACGTAGATGATAAGGCGAGAGATAATCTGTCCATTTTTTTGCCTGACAAAAAATGGATTGAATTTATTCCTGTAAATTGGGATAACTGGAAAAAAGAAATTGACACAGATAACAGCGGAGTTGCTTTGTGGCACCGGATGAGGAATGAAAAAGCATTGAGAGGAGTTTAGTGAATGAACGTACTAGAGAAGATTTTGGAAGAGGTAGATAAAAAAGCAGATTATTATGAATGTGAAGAACAGGGAAGAGAGCATATAAGAATGGTTGACATGGTGGAAGTAGAGGAAATCATCCATTCCCACATGGATGATGCAGAGAACGATGGTTGGATTCCGGTCGATGAGCGGTTGCCGGAAGACGGAGAAACTGTTTTGTGTACAGATGGAGAAGATATCTTTCTTGTAGAGTATGAAGCTAGCTTAGATGTTGGCTTTGGAGATATGGACTGGATAACCGCCTGGCAGCCACTTCCGGAAGCGTACAGACCGGAGGAGGAATTGAATTGATTGACTTTGGGTATTACAACATGGATTGTATGGTTGGAATGAAGGAATTTCCAGACAAGTTTTTTGATTTGGCAATTGTTGATCCTCCGTATTTTTCAGGACCGGAACGCAGGAGTTATTATGGCAGAAAAATCAGCCCTATAGGAGTACAGAGATTGTATAAAAAAATGGATATATGGGAAGTACCGGACGAGGAATATTTCAGGGAGTTGATACGCGTATCAAAACATCAGATCATATGGGGATGCAATTATTTTGACTGGAATTTTCCTCCAGGGAGGATAGTGTGGGACAAATGCAATGGAAATAGTAGTTTTTCAGATTGCGAGATTGCTTCCTGTAGTATTCACAAGTCCACAAGGCTGTTTCGGTATATGTGGAATGGGATGTTCCAAGGGAAAAGTATTGGCGAAGGACATGTGCAGCAGGGAAACAAAAAGCTCAATGAGAAGCGGATACATCCTACACAGAAGCCAATAAATCTGTATCGCTGGTTGATCCAGAAATATGTAAAACCAGGATGGAAGATATTAGATACTCATGTTGGAAGTGCGAGCAGCTTAATTGCGTTGGAAGAGGCAGGAATACCATATGTGGGATTTGAGATAGATTCTCTTATGTATCGGATTTCCAAACAACGTTTAGAAGAATTAAAAAATGAGAAGAGGAAATAAACCATGAACAAAGACTGTAACGGCTGCTTCGGGGCATCCTTTAACGATTGCCAGAGATGCCCGCCGAGCAACAAGCAAGATCAGATGCAAGACAATCAGATTGATCAAATCACCTACGGATGCAAAGAAGAACAAAATTTATTTGATGAGGCGGAAGAAAATGAGTAATATTTTAGTCTATTTCGCAGGAGCCGCAACTATGATGGTCATTTTTATTTTATGGTGTGCGATATCTGCAGATAGAGCGGGGAAAACAAACAGAATGTCCGAATACGGGGAGTTGTGCGCAAGAATTCAAAAACAGATCGATGAAACCAGAGTGAAAATTTCTTCTGTAAAAATGCAGATGCATTTAGCTGATCATGCGTTGGATCAAGCGATTCTTCAGTGGAAATATGAATATTTACTTAAACAGGAACAGAAGCTTATTGATTTAATGTGCGGAAACGGGGAGGGCTCAGATGTACAACAGATGCCAGAAATGCGGCATTCTGGAAGGTAAGGTGATACATATTGGGGTACAAAAACAACGAGGGATACAATGACCCGACAGCCGGCAAGGCAATTCGGGCAGCGGTGAGAATGCCGACACATGTATACAATGTATACGCAGCGTTGAATCAGGTAGCGGGGCTGCATGGATTCGAGTTGATTGGTTTGCGAGACAGAAAGACCGGAAGAGAATACAGGAAGGGGTGATTCCGATGGAGGTAACCAAAGATGTCTTAGAACAATACTATGAGCTGAAGCAGGAGATAAAAAACTTAAGAGAGCGTATTGATCAGAATGAAAGACATCTGAGAAAAATAGAGAAAGAAGGTGTTGTCTCAGATACCGTAAAAGGAACCAGAAAAGATGGGACAATTGGCTCTATTAAAATTACCGGTTATCCGATACCAGAACAGGACCGGGTGAAAGGAATGATAAGAAAGAGAGTAGCAAAATTACATATTTTGGAGGACGAACTTCAGGAAGCACTAAACGCTGTGGATGATTTTATAAACACGATTCCACAAAGTGATCTGCGCATGATGTTCCGGTTTTACTACATAGATGATATGACATGGCCGCAGGTAGCTTTGAACATGAACAGTCGGTTTCCGAAGCGTAGAACGAAATACACGGATGATAATTGCAGGAAACGTCATGATAGATATTTAAAAAATGTATAAATTTTCAAAATGTCCGGTCATGTCCGCTTTTCCTGTGGTAATATGTATGATGTAGTTAATGGATGAATCACATTACATAATTTTCTCCCCAACATGGCAGCCAAGTGTCACAGCTTGGCTGCTAGATAAGCATTAAAATATATGTCTAGTTTTGTCGAAATATGATGAAATATTTTCCTGTACAAATGAAAAATATAGTATATAATTATTTTATCATATTTTACGGGAGGTACATTATGGCATCAATAAGCGCAGATTTATATCGAGGTAAAGAAAAACAAGTAGAGGAATTCATCAAAGAGACAAAAGAGTTTTTAGATACCAACTGGGCAATAATGACAGAAGAAAGAATTGATGAATTGAAAGAAAAAGCCAATCGGCTGATAGGCAGAATGGAAATATTAAGAGAGGGATTAAAAACGGAAGATTTGAAATGGAAATATCAAGATTTAATTGCTAAACTTGATGATTGTATAAGCAGTGTAAAAGATTTTTGGAGTAAATTTGGCAAAAATAATTAAAAGTTAGAGCCACCTACGTGGCTCTTTTTCTATGGACCTTTAGCTCAGTTGGTTAGAGCAACCGGCTCATAACCGGTCGGTCCTGGGTCCGAGTCCCAGAGGGGCCAGTTCAGAGGCAGCAGTTGCTGTCTCTTTTCTTTTTCACAAAACAAACACGAATGAGAGGTGGTGAGGCTTGCCAAGAGCCAGAGACCCGAACAGAAACCGGGCATTTGAAATTTATGAAGAACATGGCGGAAACATTGATTTGGTTGAGATTGCAAGTCAACTAAACATTTCCGCAGGAACTGTCCGAGGATGGAAGTCTAAGGATGACTGGGACGGGCAGTTGAATGGAACGCTCCGAAAGAAAAATACGGAACGTTCCAGAAAGAAAGGGGCTCAGCCTAAAAACCAGAACGCAATTGGTAATAAAGGTGGTGCCGCCCCACAACAGAATAAAAATGCTGAGAAGTACGGCTTCTTCAGCAAGTATCTCCCGGAAGAAACCCGGGAGATTTTTTCTGCCATTGAACAGGCGAATCCGCTTGATCTCTTGTGGCATCAGATTCAGATTGCTTATGCTGCAATCATCCGGGCACAGAGGATCGCTTATGTCCGCGATCAGAATGATAAGACCATTGAAAAGGTGGAAGAAAAAGACGGAAACGTAATCGGAGAGCGCTGGGAAGTACAGCAGGCATGGGACAAGCAGAATGAGTTTCTAAAGGCACAGGCAAGGGCGCAAGGGGAACTCCGGTCGCTGATCAAACAGTATGATGAGATGATTCACAAAGACTGGAATCTGGCATCAGAGGAGCAGCGTATGCGTATTGAACTTCTGAAACATCAAGCAGAAGCTGCTGCCGGTGATGATAACGATACAGTAGGAGACTGGATTGCAGCCGTTGCGAATGAGGAGTTGAACCATGAGTAAGATAATTGCTGCAGACAGAGAGAAACGCAGACGATTCTTTAAGCAAAGAGTTCCCATGTACCGGAAGGATCCTGTTCTGTATGCCAGAGAGGTTTTGCGGTTCGAACCGGATGGCTGGCAGCAGGAAGCATTGATGGATCTTGCTGACAATCCGAAAGTAAGTATTAAGTCCGGGCAGGGCGTAGGAAAGACAGGTATGGAAGCGGTAGCACTGCTGTGGTTTTTGACATGTTTTCCCTATCCGCGTGTGGTTGCAACAGCACCTACCAGACAACAGCTCCATGATGTGCTCTGGGCTGAGATTGATAAGTGGATGAGTCGATCGCCGCTGCTGAACGAAACTCTGAAATGGACAAAGACTTACGTCTACATGAAAGGTAACGAGAAACGCTGGTTTGCGGTAGCAAGAACAGCGACAAAGCCAGAGAATATGCAAGGTTTTCACGAGGATAATATGCTATTCATCATTGATGAAGCATCTGGTGTAGCTGACCCCATTATGGAAGCTATCCTTGGAACATTATCTGGAGCAAATAATAAGCTTCTGATGTGTGGTAACCCAACAAAAACATCTGGCGCGTTCTATGATTCTCATACAAGAGACAGAAAACTTTATAGATGCCATACAGTATCATCCATGGACAGCACTCGAACGAACAAAGAGAATATTGATTCTCTGGTACGAAAATATGGGTGGAATTCCAATGTTGTACGTGTTCGTGTCAGAGGGGAATTTCCAAACCAGGAAGATGATGTATTTATCGGACTGGATTTAATCGAGAGCTGCGGAAGTAAGATATATGAGCTTCCAAAAGAAAGGATGCATCCACAGATTATCTTCGGTGTTGACGTTGCCCGGTTTGGAGATGACGAGACAGTCATTTACCGGAACACCAGAGGAAAATTAAAGATTGCGGCAAAACACAGAGGTCAGGATCTCATGGCAACCTGTGGATATATCGTGCAGCAGTATAAAAAGATTATAAGGGAGTTTCCGGAATACGAGGGCAGAATCTATGTAAACATTGATGATACTGGTCTTGGCGGAGGCGTTACAGACCGCCTGAGGGAAATAAAACGAGAGCAGGGATTGAGCCGGATGTTTATCATTCCGATCAATGCTGCTGAGAAGATTGAAACAGATACCTATACAGGTAAGGAAGCAGCAGAGCATTACAATAATCTGACGACTCATATGTGGGCAACCTTGAAAGATCTTTTGGAAAACAAGGATATAGAGATTGAGGATGATGACGAGACATTTGCTCAGCTATCCTCAAGAAAATACCGAATGGCCAGCAATGGAAAACTGGAACTGGAACGAAAAGAAGATATGAAGAAGCGCGGGCTGGATTCCCCGGACAGGGCAGATGCAGCAGCTCTTTCGGTATATCTTGGAAAAATCAAGAAGTACACGGGATCTGCGCCAAGTAAGAAGGCTGCGGATGTACTCAGGAAAGAAAATTACTGGAACAGATAAGGAGGAGGTGAGAGAAGTGAAAGAATACGGACGTATTGGACAGAACCGATGGGAGGGCGTTTTCTCAGAAGAATTTCTTCCGGAGTTAAGCGGGATCCGTGGTATCAAAGTATATCGTGAAATGGAACGGAATGACGATACAATAGGCGCTATACTATTTGCCATAAAAATGCTGATCAGACATGCTTCCTGGAACGTAGAGCCAGCAGGAGCTTCTGCCAAAGACAAAGAGGCAGCAGAATTTGTAAAGTCCTGCATGAACGATATGCAAAGTACCTGGACAGATACCATATCAGAGATCCTTTCTTTTCTTCCTTATGGGTGGAGCTATCATGAAATCGTTTATAAACGGCGGAATGGGAAAACAAAAAGCAGATACATGAGTAGTAAATATGCAGACGGTCTGATCGGATGGCAGAAGCTGCCGATCCGCGCACAGGATACGCTCTTTCGATGGGAATATGACGATAAGGACAATCTTTTAGGAATGACGCAGATGCCGCCTCCGGATTACGGTTTATTGACGATTCCGATTCAAAAAGCGCTTCTTTTCCGTACAGAATCTACCAAGGACAATCCGGAAGGACGGAGTATTCTGAGAAATGCATACAGAAGCTGGTATTTCAAGCGCAGGATTCAGGAAATCGAGGCAATAGGGATTGAACGGGACTTGGCTGGTCTTCCGGTTATAACAGGGCCACCGGGGCTTGATCTGTGGAATGAAGAAGACCAAGAGACGGCAGCAGTGTATTCTGCAATGGTCGGAATGGTAAAAAATGTCCGCAGAAATGAATACGAAGGAGTTGTCCTTCCGGATGGATACAAGATGGAACTTTTAAGTACCGGAGGGGCAAGGCAGTTTGATACCAATGCCATTATTAATCGTTACAATACGGGGATTGCAATGACCGTATTGGCTGATTTCCTGATGCTTGGGCACCAGAAGGTAGGCAGCTTTGCACTCAGCTCAGACAAAACAGAATTGTTTTCTGTGGCAATCGGAGCATATCTGGATATTATCTGCGAAACCTTTAACAATCAAGGGATTCCTTCATTGATTGACATCAATGGGAATCATTTTGAAGGGATTACAGATTATCCGAAAATGACGCATGGGGAAGTCGAAGACGTGGATCTTGGAAAACTGGCAGCTTATATTAAGGACATGACCGGAGTTGGCATTTTGATTCCGGACGAAGCGCTGGAAGACCATGTAAGGCAGATCGCAAACCTTCCGGAACGAACCAATGACAGATCTGATACCAGAGAAACAGATCCAAAGAGGGAACAACAGCGCAGGGGATCGGAAATTGCGTCGGCGGAAAAAGAAGAAAAACTGCAGGAAGAAGAAATAGAAGCGGCCAAGAAAAGGCTGGGAAGGGGCTGATATGGCTTTCCGATTCATGAAACCTAAAACCAGAATTGTCCCCATAAAGAAAGGCGAAGAAGACCAGGAGGTTCTGGATAAGCTTCAGGAATATCTGGATTCGGCATTGGAAGAACCTGTTCGCTTTTTAGTAAGATTCTGGAAAGACCAGGCAGCAGTGCTTACATACAAGGAATTAAGGAAAATTGCTGTAAGTGAGGAATTTCCGGAAGAAATTATGAAAGATTGGAGACAGGATTATTCCAGACTGCTTCGGGATAAAATGACACCTGTATGGGAAGAAGCAGTAAAAGCAGGAATCCAATCAAATCCGGTACTGCAGGGGATGCGTTTTGATACCCGGGAACTGGTGGGGGATTGGATCACAGAGCACACGGCAGAAATGGTAACGCGTGTGACAGACGACCAGATAAAGGCCATCCGGTATATTGTTGGTGAATCTGTGACTTACAAGATGGGAGCAGATGAAACTGCGCGATATATCCGGCCGATCGTTGGACTTACAGAGCAGCAGACTGCCGCAAACATCAAGTATTACAACAACATAAAAGCGCAGATGGCAGCAGACCATCCCAGAATGAAACCAGGATCCATAGAGCAGAAAGCTAGAGATGCAGCCGCTAAATACGCGTCCAAACAGCATCGAACACGCGCAGATACTATAGCCAGAACGGAAATCATCACTGCGTACCATGAAGGCAATGACAGAGGAGTGCGGGAAAGATCGGAAGAGCGTCGTGTAGGGAAAGAGTG